GTCTGGTGCCGCTGGCGCTGGTCCCATGCCGCCCCAAGGTCCGCCACCCGGCATGGGAATGCCTCCCCCGCCAATGGGCCGCAAGGCAGGTGGTAAGGTTTACCCAATTGATTCGGGTGCAGGCGGGGCAAAAGCCCGCCTAGACAAGATCAAGGCTTATGGGTTAAAACAGAAGTAAGGCGCGCCCTCCCAGCGCCTAAAGGTGGCCCCCAGCATTTCTCCAGATGTTGTTGGGGGCCACACCAAATGATGAGTGATTAGAATGATACAGACGACAAGCAGCGTTTTTGAACGCGAGCTTCGTAGGCTGATAAGCGAAGAACGACATCATATCGCCACCAACATAGTTGGGGGGCACTCTATCACGTCAATGGAAGAATACCGCGAGGCAGTCGGGAAGATTGCCGCGTTGGATATGGTCATCGAACTTTGCGATGACGCGCAGACAGTCGTCAACAAAACCCTCTGAAGGATTAACCATGCCGCATATGCCCATGTTGCACGAACAAGACCCAAAGCTCACCCTTCTCGAATCACTAGGTGACATTACTAATGTGGAACTTTTCCACAATCAAGTGCTTTTGGCGACTTATTTACGCCCAACGAAAACTAAAAGTGGCCTAATCCTCACGGACAGCCACGTTGATGAAGACAAGTACCAGTCAAAGGTCGGTCTTTTGGTCAAGAAAGGCCCCAAGGCGTTCGAACAGGATGGCACATGGTTCGAAGGCATGGAGTTCCATGAGCATGACTGGCTGATTTTCCGCCCGTCTGACGGCTATTCAATCACCGTAAACAACGTCCTCTGCCGCATTTTTGATGACATTAGCATCAAGGGCAGGGTCCAAGACCCCGATGCCGTGTACTGAGGAGAAAAAACATGGATGAAGAGCTAGAACTGGAACTGCCGCCGGAAGAAGAGGCCCAGCAGGAAGATGAACCTGCCTATGTGACCGAGCTAAAGCGGCAAATTGAAGCCGAACGGGCTGGGCGACAGGCCGCAGAGCAGAAATTGCACTATGCGGCCCGCGAAATCCATCACGCGCGTGGCGAAGTGGAGGATACGAACCTTCAGTTGGTGGTCAATGCCATCGACACCGTCAGCCGTGACCTTGATCTGATGAAGCAGGCGCACACTTACGCCATGCAAAGCGGTGATTTTGCCCGTGCCACTGAACTTCAGTCGGAAATGGCATCGCATTCGGCCAAACTGCTCCAATTGGAGAATGGCCGTCAGGCAATGGAGAACGCACCGCGTCAGCCAGAGCCGCAACTGCCCCCCGCTGACCCCGTGGAAGACTTTGCAAGCCGTCTTTCAGCCCGTAGCGCCGATTGGGTCCGCCGCCATCCTGAATTTGTGCGTGATCCGCGCCTAAATGCCAAGATGATCGCCGCCCACAACCTCGCCGTGGCCGATGGTATCCCCACAGATACCGATGACTACTTCGCGGCCATCGAAGAGACGCTGAAAGTGGCCCCCAAGGCCACCCAGAACGACACTGATGACCAGTATGCGGCCAAGGCCGTGCGCCGCCGTGATGCGGCCCCTGCGGCGGCTCCTGCGAACCGTGGCGGGCAGATGGCAAGCTCCAACGTGATCCGCTTGTCAGCCGCAGAACGCGAAATGGCAGAAATGATGGGCATGACGGTAGAGCAATATGGCAAAAACAAAGCCGCCCTTAAGAAAGAAGGAAAAATCCAATGACACTACGTCCCAATATGCGTCCTGATGCAGTCACAGCAGAAGACCCACGCGAACGCGCAGCCCGCCGTACAGCCGAACTGAAGGGCCATGCCTCCGATCTGGGAGATGATGGCCACGACGAATACTACATCGAACTGGGCATCATCCCAGACGGCTGGTCCTACGAGTGGAAGACCCGCACCATCCTTGGCGCTGAAGACCCTGCCCACCAAGTGGCGCTGGCCCGCAAAGGCTGGGAAGTGGTACCTGCTTCGCGTCACCCTGAACTGATGCCTATGGGCTACAAGGGCGTGGAGATCACCCGCAAGGGCATGGTGCTGATGGAACGCCCAATGGAAATCACCCAAGAGGCCCAGAATGCGTCTCTGCGCCGTGCCCGTATGCAGATGCGCGACAAGGAAGCCCAGTTGACCAATGCTAAGAGCGGCGAGTTTGATCGTACCAACAAGGGCGACCCGCTGGTCAAGATTAACAAGAAGTACGAGGCGATCCCGATTCCCGAATGATCAAAGCCATCACCATCTACCGATACATAGAGCGTCTCCGTAAGGTTATCAGGTCAGAGGGGACGCCCGCCATCCAAGAGGCGTGGGATAAACTTGAACCTCACGTCTCGGTTTTCCTCCCAGTCGTTGACAAAACCACAAGTAACGAGTAACACTCTGTCGCAGTCTCGTGGTTGGGACACGCCCCTAAAAAGGCTGACAGGCCGGAAAGACGGTCAACCATCTTGTTGGGCTTGCTGAATCAGCAGTGTATAAGATCGCAGGAGTGACTGACTTGCCCAAGCCCAGCAAGTGAATTTTGTCGGAGTGGCGCAGTGGTAGCGCGTTCGGTTCATACCCGAAAGGCCGGAGGTTCAAGTCCTCCCTCCGCAACCAAATCCCTGACCAGCGGGTAGCTGGCGGTAATGCGGTAAGTGCCAGCGGTTTTTTCGTTCCGCTAAACACCGCAAGCCAAGGAACGGTGGTGGACGCCGTTTCCTTGGCTACTAGACAAACCCACATTTTACTGTATTATTCAAAAACATCTCCCCTCGGTGTGGGAGACTGCACAATTTCCCGGTTCTAGACTCGCCCCGGTGCGCGATGATGGACCTCCTGAAAACAGGAGTTTCCGACATGGCGAACACCTTTGCGCCAAACGGTTTTGCCCAGTACTCTGGTGCTGGTTCCGCTCCGACCTATGAGCAGACGCTTGCTGCCATTGTGTCGAGCAATACGACCCCGATCTTCCTGAACGACCCCGTCATGCAGGCAGTCAACACCACGGGCGTTGGCACTGGTTACATCCAGCAAGCTTACTCCCCCGTCACGCTGACCGTGTCCACAACGGGTATCGCCACTGTCGCCACGGGCGCAATGACGATCACGTTCACGGCCCTAACTTGCTCCACCGCGCAATCCACACCCACAGTTGTTGGACCGACATTTGGTACTTTTGCAGCACCTGTTGGCGCTTTTGTAGTTGTCTCTGGAGCAACTGGCGTCCCGAACGGTGTCTTCACGGTGATTTCGTCTACAACCTCAACCGTTGTAGTCCAAAGCACTGGCGTGGCGGCTGCAACCTCGGCAACCTCAACCCCTGTGGTCACGGTCTACACCCCTGTCGCTGGCGTGTTCGCTGGCTGCAAGTACCTGTCCACCGCCCAGAAGCGCACCGTTTGGTCGAACTACTGGCCAGGCTCGGACACTTCAAACGATGTAGAAGCCTATGTCATCACCGACCCGAATGCGCGCTTTATTGTCCAGACCGCAAACTCAAACACTACCGCAACGGCAGTGGGTCAAGCTCAAGTCGGCCAAAACATCGGGTTCGCATGGAGCCAAAACGGCGTAACTTCTGCCAACGGCAACACCGCCAACGGCCTCTCGACCATGTTTGCTGACCAGTACACGCTGTCCTCGGCTGGTGTAAGTGGTGCAAACGCCGCGCTCCCGTTCCGCGTCATCGCTCTGGCAAACTACCTGCCGGGTCAAGCCGCTCCGCTTTCGGGCGTCAACGGCAACGATGCAACGGCTGGCTACAACAAGATCGTGGTCGGCTTCAACAACGCAATGCCGCGCAACTTCGCTGGCGTGTGATAGGAGCATAAGAAATGGCTGTTAACCTTTCTGCAATCAAAGACCTTCTGCTCCCAGGCTTGCGTGGGATCGAAGGCAAGTACGAGATGATCCCGTCTCAGTACGACAAGATGTTCACCAAGCACAATTCGAAGATGGCGCTGGAACGCACCGCTGAGATGCGCTTCTTGGGCTTCGCACAACTGAAGACCGAAGGCGGCCAGACCTCCTTCGACAACGGCGCTGGCGAACGCTACATCTACAACCAAGAACACGTCGAAATCGGCTTGGGGTACGCTATCACCCGCAAGGCCATCGACGACAACCTGTACAAAACACAGTTCCAGCCGTCGAACCTCGGCCTGATTGAATCGTTCAACCAGACCAAGGAAATCTACGCGGCAAACATCTTCAACACCGCGACAATCTACAACTCGTCCATCGGTGGTGACGGTGTGGCGCTGTTGTCGGTTTCGCACCCCATTGACGGCGGCGTGGTGGCTAACACCCCGTCCACCCAAGTGGAACTGAACGAATCGACCCTGCTGAATGGCATGATTTCGATTCGTACCAACTTCCGCGATCAGGCTGGCCTGAAGGTCTTCGCCCGTGGCCGTAAGTTGATTGTCCCCGCTGCACTGGAACCCGTGGCCATCCGCCTGCTGAAGACGGAACTGCGCCCCGGCACGGCTGACAACGATGTGAACGCGATCATGTCCACCGCTGGTGGCTTGCCTGAAGGCTACATGGTCAACGACTTCTTCACCTCGGCATCGGCTTGGTTCCTTCTGACAAACATTGACGGGCTTTCATATATGGAGCGCGTAAAGTTTGAAACAGATATGCAAGTGGACTTTGTTACGGACAACTTGTTGGTTAAAGGATATGAACGTTACTCGTTCGCATACTATAACTGGCGTTCGGTCTGGGGTTCAACCCCCTCGTAAAACAAAATTGGAGGGGGCTTTGGCCCCCTTCTTTCCTTCTTTCTGGGTCTTATTGCCGCCCTGACCGCGCCCAGCGGACTTTGCACAGACAGTGCGGCTACATCGTGCAAAGGAACCCAAAATGGGTAAGACTACGTTTACAGGCCCCGTCCGTTCGGGCGACATCCTCAATACCTCCGGCACCACTATCGGCAGCAACGTTAAGAACGTTGGCTCGGTCGTCATGGTGCAAACCGTTCCGATCACCCAAGCTTTGACCGCCACCGCGCTGGGTACAACCATCGTACTCCCGGCCAACAGCCACATCTTGAACATTCAGATGCTGGTCACCACAGCGTGGAACGGCGCTACAACCACATACAGCATCGGCACCAGTGCCACGGCTACTGAGCTTGTTGTTGGTGGCGCAGGTAGTGCCATCGGTTTGATTGCCCTGACACCTGGCACAGACGCTACGCGCACAGCAAACTGGGATGATACCGTCACTGGCAAGCGTATCTGGGTTTTGTCCGCAAACACTGGCACAGGCGTTGGCACGATCACTGTCCGCTACATTCCACAGCACGATACCGTGTAATGCGTGTAGGAAACAAAAAGCCCGCCATGACGGTCAAGACCACTGTTTCAGTGGGCAAGCCGTCCAAGACGGAAGATGCCAAGCCTCACACCACCAGCGGCAATAAAACCGTTTCCGGTGGTCAGGGCGTTCATGGTATGCCTCTGATGTCGGCAGCCGCCGCCAAAGTGAAGTAATCGGGGGGGCCTCGCGGCCCCTCCCCTCGCATACAGGAGCATCCAATGACTATGCTTGCCGATCTCAACACCGGAAAAACTATCGACGCGGGCGGGGTCAGCGGCTCTGGTTCCAGCGGGGCTATGATTGTTTCCGCCGCACCCATCGCACAAGACCCCGTGGGTAAGATGCGCGTATCTACCCCCAAGTCTCTGATCGACACTGACTTTGAATATGGCCAACAGCCCACCAAGTGGGAGTCGATTGGCTTGGCCAACAACCGCCAGTCCACCTACTACATCCCGCAGGCAGCCCGCGTTGTGACCGCCATCACTGGCGATGGTACGACCCGCACTGTGGTTGTCTCCATGGCAAGTACCGCAGGGTTTCAGGTCGGTTCCCCGATCTTTATTCAAAACTCACTGAATAATAATGCCAACGGCTGGTACTACGTCAGCGCAGTCAGTGCAGGTGTCAGCGTCTCCTATATCGCGTCCGGCATTGTGGCAAACGGAAACCAGTTTGCGGCAGAATACACCTTTGTTTATCTGGGGTACTTTTACTCCGGCTGTGGCATTGATCTGACTGGAACCTCGGCCTTTACAAGTTCAACCACCACGGTCACCTGCACCACCACTGGCCCCCACGGCCTTGGCGTTGGTTCCCTGATCTATGTGGTCGGCACGACTGCCGCCACGTCTGATCCGCCAAACGGCGCGTGGGTTGTGGCTACCGTTCCCACAAACAACAGCTTTACCTTCTCTGTGGTGACCGCTCCGGTTGGTGCAATCTCGAATACCGCTGGGCAAACCAACCTTTTTGCCCGCACCGCAGGCGGCGTAGAATCGCGTCCGTTTGATGGTGGCGTGGCATTTTCCGCTGGCTCCAACCAGCCGAACTCCCAGCAAATCCGTCAGACCCGCCGTTACTTCCGCTACCAGTCCGGCAAGGCTATCCAGTTCTCTACGGGTAGCAGCTTGAAGCCCAACCTGTTCGTTCAATCGGTTACATCTTCTGGTACCACGGTCACTGTGACCACGCTGTACGCCCACAACATGAGCGTTGGGGCGCGTATCGTGACGACTGGTTGCACCCAAAACGAATACAATGGCAACTATGCCGTGGCGTCAGTCCCCACGGCCACGACCCTGACCTACACGGTTCCTGTGGCCCCAACGGTTAGCCCGGCAACCGGGTTCCCGATCCGCGTGTCACCGTTCTCATGGTATGGGTCGTCCAACCGTATCGGCTTCTTTGATCAGCAGAACGGCCTGTTCTTTGAGTTTGATGGGCAGACCCTCTACGCCGTGTGGCGTAACAGCGTTGTGCAAGTCCAAGGCACGGTTAACGTCACCAACGGTTCCGCAACCGTTACGGGGACTGGTACGCAGTTTGCCACTGGTGGCGCATTGAACCCCGGCGATTTCGTGGTTATCCGTGGCATGTCGTATCGGATCACAAACATTGTCTCTGACACTGTCATGTACGTCTCGCCGGAATACCGTGGCGCTTCGTCAACCAACGCAATCATATCAAAGACCGTGGATACTCGCGTTCCGCAGTCGGCGTGGTCTGACCCGCTGGATGGCACTGGGCCGTCTGGCTACACGCTTGACCTGACGCGGATGCAGATGTGGTACATCGACTATTCGTGGTATGGCGCGGGCTTCGCTCGGTTTGGCTTGCGGACGACACGGGGCAACATTGCCTATGTTTACCAGTTTACGAATAACAACGTGCAGTACGAAGCCTACATGCGTTCCGGCAACATGGCGGCGCACTACGAGAGCAATGGCATCGGGGCAATTACCAAAACCACCGCAACGCTTGCCAGCGCAACCACCACGGGCGGCGTCATCAACGTGGCAAGCACCGCTGGGTTTGCGCCGTCTGGCTCTGTAAAGGTTTCCAGTGCTGCCGTGGCTGGCGCGGTGGAGTATATCTCGTACTCCGCAATCACACCGACAACCATCACCATCGCTGCCCGCGCTCAAACGGGTGGTGCTGCATCAGCCCAGACCTTCACATACTCCGCCAGCGCCCCTGTAGCAGTGGAGTTTGCCGCGCCGGATACCCTTGCATCCATTTCGCACTGGGGTTCCTCGGTGATCATGGATGGTGGTTTTGATGACGATAAGTCGCTGATCTTCAACTACGGCATGACCACTGTGGTTACCACCACGGCCACCACGCCAGTAGTCTTGGCTGCGATCCGCATTGCCCCATCGGTGGACAACAACACCATTGGCCTGTTGGGTGCCCGTGCCATCGTCAACCGGATGCAGCTTCAGCTTGACTCGCTGGGCCTGTACACCACGGGCACAGGCTACCTGATCAACCTTGTGCTGAACGGGGTTACAGGCGGCACGGCCTTTACTGGTGGTTTTGTGGCTCCTGTGCAGCAAGCAGGTGGTATCACATCGTCTCTGGCCCAAGTCGCATTGAATACTAGCCTTGGGACTACGATCACGGGCGGTGAGTCTGTCTACGCTGGCTACACTGACCCTACAGGCGCAACCACCTTGGACTTGTCGGGGGTTCGTGACCTTGGCAACTCCATCCTTGGCGGTGGCACTACCAACACGATCCCAGCGGCTCAGGCTGGCTTCTATCCTGATGGGCCGGACATCCTCTATGTGGTGGCCGTGCCGCTGACTGCGACAAGCTCCACCATCCTTGCTCGTATTGGCTGGAAAGAAGCTCAGGCATAACGGACAGCGCCCCTTCGGGGGCGCTTCCACATATCTTAGTGGATGAAGGGTACCAAACATGACCACCAGCGGCACATATGCGTTCAATCCGGCGCTGGGCGAAATCGTCCTGTACGCCTACCAGAACATCGGTGTCCGCCCGACCTCGGTGCTGCAAGAGCATATG